CAGCACTCCCTTTTTAATGCTTATGTAACACTCAGACAGTTAAATTAGGTTATTAAATGTAAAGAACTCCGCCCAAACAGCAGTCATGATGGGGGTTCTCGGTCTTTGATGCGGCCCTTATATTAAAAAAGCTAGAGACCCTAACCTACAAAGGTTCCCAAGAGCAAGTGATATATAAAAATATTTTAAAAAAATTTCCCCAGTAAAAAACATGACCGTAGAGTTTTCACAAGATTTCCAAGACACACGTACATGGGTTCTCGAAACCCTTATAAGGCACGAGGGATGTCTTGATACTAGAATGTATGCCTGTGCTGATCTTTGTGTAAGTACAGATTGTATAAATGATGTTAAAGATGTAGTTAAAAGTTGGGAAGATTTTAAGAAAAGAACACCATCCACTTCATCGGTTAACCGTTTATGATAACTGAATATGTCAAAGAGATTCACACTTACCCTACAAGAGGATGATTTTGGTGATGCATACATCTCTATTCCTGAAGAAGTTGCAGAAGCACTTGATTGGAATATAGAAGATGTGCTAGAATACACCTTAGAAGAACCTAAACTAACATTTAAAAAAAGTGATGAGTGATCCTAATCAGAATATTACAGAATATGATCCTTGGCAAGACAATGCTGAAGCACATGAAGTGCTTAATCAGTGCGTACAAGGACTAGCAGAACGTCTAGGAGAGGTCACAAAGTATGTTAATGACTTAGCAACTCCTGAGAAGATATTATATAAACCAAAAGGAGCAGAGGAGTATCTAAATATTAAAGAGAACTATGATGAGATATATCGTAGGTTAGAAGAATTAGAAGCAATGGCACATAAAGCACCTTCTACAGATCATGGTAAAAGACTTACTGCTTTAGAGGAAAAGATAAATGGGTTGTAAACCTGTTGGAGAAAGATATGCGAATTCCTGTGTGAGATTTCATCCAGGAACTGCTGATGGTGTTAGTATAGAATTTTTAGAATATCCTGGTGCAACTATCAGACAAGGCAATTTACCTTATAATGTACCTGCGAGAGATGGCACAACTGTTCAGTATGCATCTGATCTAGTATGCAACGAAGGTGGTAATCCAGCAGACATGTTAACTGATGGTATGTGTGGTAAGGCAAATCGCTTAAACGTTGAGTCATTAGAAGATGGAGATGGTGCTGGAGAATGTTTATTTGTATATAATTACTACCCTACAGGTCTTTCGTTTGATTTTGGGTATTCTGATTCATGGTTTTCATACTTATTTGATACTACCGATAAGGCAGGTATATTAGGAACACCTTGCTATCATATAGAGACAGAAGAAACAGATAATACAGATAGTGGAGGAGAATATTCATCATCATCTACTTGTTTTCCTTGTGGTGATTTTGACTGCACCCCCGCTTCGACCACAATTTCTTATACTGTCCCAAATGAAGGGAGGGATTCAGACGACCCCGACTGCCCTCATTCGACTTTATTTGCAGTAGATACTCAAAGTCCTAAACTAACGTTTAGTTATGACTCCCTTTCAACCACGTTACCTAATGGATGTATAGACTTTGAGTTGTCATATGATGGAGTAACCTATACTGATAGTTGGAATGAGAATGAAACGACTGGTACTGAGTATACTACGGCACAGAACCCCTACCAGGCTGGCGACGAGTCGTTCAGTGATTTCAAGATATTTGAGTTAGATTCTGGTCTTGCACAAGGTCTTAGGATTAAAGTCGAGGTTAAACCTATATTTGACGATGATCCAGACCCAACGGTCTTCACAGGCACGTCCTGGCGTATTACAGAGGTCTTATCACCTGGGACGGGCTACACCGTGGGAACCACATTTTCTCTAAGTTATACTCATACCCACCCAGATAATAGTACAACTGTTCTTACTAATAACATAAAGATTAAAACAGTAGGTCCAGTACAAGCAACAGAGGGTCAAGAAGGGTTTGATGTACTAAGAGCTGGTGATACAATCAATGGTCATATAGTAACTCGTGTATTTCATACCGATATCGATAATTTTCCATACCATATAGCATATATTGATGCTTGTGGTAGTAATTTTGTTAAAGAGACACAGTATACATCAGACAGGAACCACGTAATTACAGCAAAAGCAGGTTGGGGTATTCCAGACCGAGCACATCTTGTAGGTTTCTATGAGTTTATGAATAAGTCTATACAGTATGTTACTGCTGATGTAGATCAAGATGCACCAAATAGGTTCCATGACTTAAGAGTACCACAGGTTACTATGTCTATTGTTAATGGACAGGTAGATAATATTAGTATAGTTGATGGTGGATCTGGTTGGCAAACACTAGATGCTGTGCCAGATGTGTATATTACCGCCCCCTTAACCACCACAGGTAAGAGAGCAACTGTAAATGCTCAATTTGTAGGCGGTGCGATGACTGGTATTCAGGTAACTGACGGAGGATCTGGGTATTCTTCCTCATCTCCACCGCAATTACAGATAAGAAATGTACATAAGGTAGTAGATCGTACTATAGATAACGGTGCGTATAGATCAACATATGCGGATGATATACGATCATACCTACTTTCTTTACCAGAAGGTGACGCAGAATCAACTGCTGCTACGTTAAGAGCACTAGAAAACCTACCTCAGAACTTTTTTGATCAATATAAGGTAGCGGATTTCAGTGTTAAGGGTGATCCTGACGTTCAACGTGTTAGACAAAAGGCTCAAAGGATGTATAGTGATACTGCTACAAACCCATTAAAGGAAACTAACGCAATTGATGACTTAGATATGAGTATAGTAGAGAATAGTACTGTAATACCTACGGAATTAAAGGATACCCTTAAGAAATTTCTCCGTGATGAGAATCATAGAAGTAGAATGCAGCACATAGATGACATAACACAAAAGATTATTCCTGAATATAGTAACCATGATGAGCGTTATGTTACTACTATACAGGGTAGAATTAGTGAATTACCTCATGCGTCAGAGTATACTAAGTACATGATGAAGCAATATAGACCAGATCCCCAAGATAGTATAGATATTAATATAACATTATCATGTAGTACCGTGGAAAGTGGGTGTGGACATATATCATGTACTGCACCTGCAGGTTCAACTCCTGGTCCAAATCAGACAATTACCATGTCTGGGTTACTTGGGGATGGATGCAAACCGTGGACTGCAAGTGGATCCATGAAAATATGGAATGATTTGACTAGAGCTAATCTAGCATGGTCAGCTGCAATAGCAGCATACGGAAACCCTTACGATACAGGAATGTATTTACCATAATGGCAATAGGAGCAGCGTTATTTAAAGGTAATTGTAGCGGTCATGGTACTGGTAGTGGATCTTCACACCATCCAGGACTAGGTGGAGGCGTACTTGGTGGATGTCCTCACTCACCAACCGCAGGACAGATTAACCCAAAACCTGTAGCACAGATGGATGCTGTTACAACTTGGAAGCCTACTGAACAAAAACCTAGACAAAAGTTAGAAAGGAGTGTTATAATAAACAATAAGATCCCTATCATAGATAGAGATGAGCTTGTTCTACACCCTACTAAAACAAAACACACTACTACTTCCGTTGGTAGAAAGTGTTTTACTGTCAGATCAAGCCCTGCGTGGCATTGCACGGAGGGTATATCAGGTGGTAGAGAGTCTTCAGAGGGACATCAACGGAGATGTTACTCTAGTACGAAGACTGTATGGATTACAGGCAAGCTTGCTGGTAGAATAGGTGACGATTTAGGTGAGAACACAACTACGTGGCCTTGCTTATCAACTATCTCAGGTGGGAGTAAAGACGTTTTTATTGGAGATTAATTATGCCAAAGTTCAAAAATGGTGGTGCGTGGAGTAATACTGATTACATTCTTCCGCAACCTAAAAAGACTCGTCAAGGAAAAAGTCCTCATACTAAGTTGAGTGCTACTTCACGTAATGCAAAGAAGAAAGCCTACAGAGGACAAGGTAAGTAATGGGTATTATTAATCAGAGAGCTCTTGGAGCACCAAGAGAATCCTCTGTTGTGCAGAGGGAAGGTAATTCTGGTATGGTTGATTATAAAATCCCTACAGGTGTTCCACCAGTACCAAGAGTTGATCCACCAAAAGAACAAAGAGGTGTTAAGCATTATTTGAATCCAGAAGAGTCTTCTAGACCCATTATCCCTCATGTTGGTGGGTGGATGGAGAAGAAACTAAATGGGGAACAAATGAAGTTCCTTTGGGATATGATTGGTAAGAAGGGAGATACTTGCGGTTTTATGCTTGCTGGTCATGTAATGGATAGTTACTATCTTGAAGATGAACAAGATTATTTTTACTTGAATGTACTAGATCCACTGATACAGGAGTATAATCACAATTTTGGTAATCCAGGAGATAAGATTGCGGTTAATAATTTACATCCATTTATGTTGCATAGATGGTGGGTAAATTATCAACGTCAAGGTGAATATAACCCAACTCATGATCATACTGGATGTTTTAGTTTTGTTATATGGATGAAGATTCCGTATACTAATGAGGAACAGAATGAAGTGGGTGATAGTGAGGCAGTTAAAATTGCTAAAAGAGCAGGATTACATTCAGGTCATGCTTCAAATGGAGCGTTTGAATTTCATTACAATGATATTTTCGGTGCTAATCATTCATTCTGGTATGATATGGGATCACCATTAGAAGGTACTATGCTTCTATTCCCATCAAATTTCAAGCATCAGGTATATCCATTCTTTAATAATGATGAATATAGAATTTCTATATCTGGTAATATTGTTCTTAACACCAATACAAGAATACCTGTAGAAATGAATACGGATATAACTGAATTGATGGATAAGGAAAAATTAGAGAGAAATAACGTAAGCACTAGCACTTCTATAGTATCTTTACCAGAACATACAGATAAGAAGATTGGTGAGTATCATTATCCAATATCTAAGGATGTTAATGAAACATTATTCCATATTATACAAGATTTAGGTTCTGGTAATACAGGAATAAATCCTGAAGAAGCAAATTGCACAATGACTGACTGGGACTTGTATTCAAGTCAAGAACATGTTAAAACTATGGTGGATTGGGTTCAACGAATTATTGATGATCAGTTTAATCCTCCAGAGCATGATTTTAAGACAGTAGAGACATGGGCAGTTACATATAAGGATGGTGAAGACATAGAATGGCATAATCATGGAATTAGTTGTTATTCCTTTGTTTATTATGTTAATGTTCCAGAAGGATCATCACCCTTGCTATTTCAGAATCCAGAGGGTATAATAGATCCAAAACCAGGTAAGGTAGTTATTTTTGAAAGTAGAATGAAGCACAAGGTTCCACCTAATAAGTGTAACGGTAGATGTGCTATATCAGGCAACATTTTCCTAAAAAAACATAAACAATTATGACTCTATCAACTAGATTAAAAGAAGGTACTAAAAAATCGCATAATGCAGCAGAAAATACTAAATTTGTTGCTGGTTTCCTTAAAGGAGTACTAAACCCAGAAGAGTACCGTAAACTAATTACGGACTTTTATTATGTCTATGAGACAATGGAGCAGAGGATAGAGGAAACTAAGGATCCTCTAGCAAGTGTATTAAAGCAGTGGGGTGCTAAACTTTATAGAACCGCATTTCTTAATAGAGATCTTAGATATTACTATGGTCCTATGTACAGAGATATGTTAACCCCATCAGAGGCTTGTAACACATATTGCTATAGACTTAATGAAATTGCAGAGAAGGATCCATATCTTCTTATAGCACATCATTATACTAGGTACATTGGTGATTTATCAGGTGGTCAAATCCTTAAGGGTATTGCTAAGAAGGCGTTAAATCCCCCTGAAGGAGAGGGATTACACTTTTACGACTTTCCTATGATAGATGATGCAAAGGCGTTTAAAACCGATTACAGAGCAGTTCTAGATGGGTTAGAAGTTAATGAGAATCAAGTCAATTCATTGATTGCTGAAGCAAACTATGCATTCAGACTTAACATGTATATTTTTGATGAACTTCAAGGAGATGCTAAAAAAGGACTACTTAAAGTACTCTGGGGAACTATTACTGGAAAATGAAAGGTACTTTAGCTAATTTGTATCCAACTCCAATATATTGGGTGGAGAAGGTTGATAACTTTGATGAAATACAGAATGAAATTACTACAGCACTAAAAGAAGTTGAATTTGGAATGAAAGGAGATTGGGGTGCAACCCATTTCCTTTCAGACCCAACTTTTAAAGATAATTTTATTATTAAAAATGATTTAAATTTTTTGAGAGATCAAATTGTATATCATTTAAATGATTATATGAAATCTATTCAATTTCCTCATACTAATGGATATATTGGAAGTTCATGGATTTCCTTATTCAAAAAAGGAAATTATGGACATTGCCATCATCATGGTACTAGTGATGTGTCTGGAGTATACTATTATAAAACTGATGGATCTGATGGTAATATATACTTTGAAAATCCAACTCCTGCTATGACTTCATCTTTTTGTTATAAGGCTTTATGTGAAAGAGAGCAAATAGTTCCTAGTAATGGTATGCTTGCATTATTTCCTGGTTGGTTGATGCATGGTATAACGACAAATCAAACAAATCATGATAGAATGAGTTTATCATTTAATATAGTTTTTGATAGAAACGAGAGCAATTATTAATTATGGATATAAGAGAATATGATCATGGGTTTCCATTTATCATCGTGGATAATCTTTATGAACAGGAAGAGCTTGAAGAAATATGGAAAGAGATGCAATCCCTTCATGATGAAGGTCTTTTCTTAGATCCAGTCGACTCTTATAGTGCTTGGGATGAGAATGGCTTCCTAAAAAACAATAAATGTATCCATTTAGACGAATATTTTGCCAAAAAACGGGAAAAATCCACTATTTTAACAAAAAATCGTAAAATTTTTACTGAAAACATCATAGATACGTCAAAAAACTGGTTTTTTAGCAATTTTATCAAAACTTGTGACTTTGATTCCACATTATTATCATATTATGAGAATCAAAACTATTATAGAGCACATACAGATTCATCAATGGTTACTGGGTTATGTTGGTTCTATCAAGAGCCTAAAAGATTTGAGGGAGGGCAGTTTTTATTCCCCGATTATAAGATTGATATTGAAGTAGCTAATAATAGAATGATATTTTTCCCATCATTCATCAAACATCAGGTTATTGAGGTTCGTTTAGATCCAAAATACGCAGGACAGAATTTAGGTAGATGGTGTATGACTCAATTTTTAGATTCTAAATCTATAGCAGACACCTCTATGGCACAGAAAAGGAAGGAAATAGAGGAAGATGCAAAAAGTATACTCTTTAACAGATAAATAATAAAGACATATAACGTCTTTATTAATGAGTGAACCTATTATATTCAAAAGTATTGTACCAAGAGGTAGTTCTGAAGGTCCTACTAAAGAGGAAATGGATGCAGCTTATAATAAAGTATATGGAAAAGGTGTAGCAAATAGACCTGTTGATATGTCTGAGGAATTCCGTAAGAATGGTTGGGAACACTGTAAATATTTAATTACAGACCCAAGAAGTGACCATTATCTTAAAAAAAGGGAAGGTGAATAGTGTCATTAAAACCAATAACTTCAGCAGACTTAACTAAAGGTAAATCTAGGCGTTTTACTGATGTTAATATTGCATTTTCTAAAAATAGGTTTACTGATGATTGTTCAAAGGTATCGAATGAAAATGCAATTAAACAAGCTATCAAAAATCTAGTTTTAACTAGACCAGGAGAAAAATTATTTAGAAGTAATGTTGGTTGTGGAGTGTATCAAAGACTTTTTGAACAGTTAGATGCGTTCTCAATCGATACAATACAAAGTGACATCATAAATACCATTAATCAGTATGAAAGCCGAGTACAACTATTAGCTTGTAACTTGGTTCCCCATTACAGTTCAGGTAAAGTTAATGTATCCGTTAGATATAAGGTTGTTGGCTTACCTATCGTGGAATCTATAGCATTCGTATTACAGAGACCTACTTAAAATGCAACCGAATAAGTTAACAGCATTAGACTTTGAAGATATCAAAGCTTCCATAAATTCATATTTGAGGACTAGAGATGAGTTCACAGATTATGATTTTAATGGATCTACACTATCATATCTTGTTGATGTTTTAGCTTACAATAGCTATTATTCGGCATTTATGTCTAATATGGCAATGAATGAAGTATTTTTGCCATCAGCTACGATTAGAGATAATGTTGTTAATATTTCTAAACTACTAAATTATGTTCCTAGATCAATTACATGTTCTAAAGCAGCAATAAATTTAGAAGTACAAACATCTCAGACTAATCAGGCATATCCTAGTTCAGTTACTCTGAAAAAGGGTCCAGTTGCAAGAGGTAGTAATTATATTTGGAATACTTTAGAGGATATTACTGCAGAAGTTGATACTGTAACTGGTAAAGCGACTTTTCACTGTGTTACTATCAATGAAGGATCTGTAATTAATTTTTCATATACTGTTAATACTTTCCAGACTCAAGAATATAAAATTCCTTCTGAAGACGCTGATATAGAGACTTTGAGGGTTACAGTTAAAGCAAACGAATCTTCTACTACTTCAGACCTTTATAACGCTGTAGAAACTGTTACCAACCTAACTGGTAATACACGTAGTTATTTCATCTCTGAAGGTGAGGATATGAGGTATAGAGTAAGATTTGGTGATGATAGTATTGGTAGAAAATTAAAAGATGGTGAAGTTATTAATTTCCAGTATTTGACTTGTTCTGGGAAAGAAGCAAATGAAGTAACTGGTTTTGGTTATATTGGATCTATGGAAGATAGTAATAATGTAGCAGTTTCTAATTCTGATATCCTTCTTACTACTAAAGAACGTTCTCAGATGGGTGATGATCCAGAATCAATAGAATCTATTAAGTATATGGCTCCAAGATTCTATGCTTCTCAATATAGAGCAGTAACAGCACAGGATTATGCTGTTATTACTAAAAATCTTTATTCTAATGCTGAGTCTGTTGTTGCTTATGGTGGAGATTCTTTAACACCACCAATATACGGTAAAGTATACGTTGCTGTTAAAACTAAAACTGGATCTCTTTTGAATGATCAGTCTAAGAAGGATTTGCAGACAAAATTGAGATCATATTCAATGGCATCTATAGATCCTGTTGTTATTGATCCAGATGAGCTTTATATCTATCCTAAAGTCTTTGTTCTTTATGATACTGGTGTAACAAGTAATACATCCGATATTAAGACTAATATTCAAAATGCTATTAATGATTGGGCTACACAAACTCAAATTAATAACTTTAACTCTACATTTAGAAACCAACAGTTCCAAAAAGCAATTGCTTTAGCAGATAAAGCAGTTAGTGACGTTTCTGTTCAAACTTCTCTTTTAAAGTATATTAGAGCAGATGTTGACCAAACAAATACATATTGCATTTCTACTGGTGGTGCTCTTTATAATAGTGCTCCTAGTAATACAGATGGAACATGTAATAAAGAACCAGTTATACTTTCTGGAAACTTTAGGACTGCTGATAGACCAGGTATTGATCAATTATTTGAAGATGATGGATTTGGTAAACTAAGAACATTCTATAATACTGGAAATAAGAAGGTATATACTAATAATACTGCTGGTAGTATCAATTATGATACTGGAGAAATATGTATAGGTCCTATTAATATTGTTGGTGCAGGTGATGATGTTCCTGATAGCACAAATTTGGATTTAACCGATCCAGTAACAGGAACAGGTACTATTATTGATCCCACTAAATTACCTCTTAATTTAAATCTTCCAGTACTCTTTATTCCAGGAAATAATACAACGATTCCAGCGTCTACTCCTGGTACTATTATTAATGTAGTTAATCCAGAAGTAACGGTAGCACCAATTGGAACTATTCCACCTACTACTATACCTCTAAATAGTTTGACACCACAAACATTTAACCAGACACCAAGTTTGGTTGAGGTAACTCCGATTACTAACCCAGGTGATCCAAACAGCTCGACTTGTTTCTAAAATTAGATGGCAAATACGAATAAAGTTTCTCAGTCAGTTAAATCATTAACTCCTGATTTTATTGAACAGGATTATCCACTGTTTAATAAATTTATTGAGTACTATTATAGATCTCAGGAAAAAACTGGTCTAGGACAGAATATAATTAATAATTTCCTACAATATCTGGATATTGATAAATTGGATGTTGGGATTCTTGATGGTACGACAAAGATTGTAGAGCCAATAACTGCCGTTGATGATAAGATAATTGTAGAGTCTGTTGATGATTTTTTAGAGAAGAATGGGTCATTATTAATTGGCGACGAAGTAATATATTACGAAAAAACAACTCCTTCACCTAATATTGCGTTAAGTCCAGGTATTTCATATGAGCAGGTTCAGTTAAAATGGACTGGTCTTGCAAGTCCATTAACACTTTTTGATGGTTCTAGACAGAGATTTCCGTTAACATCACAGGATAATCCTATTGCTCCACCATCTGCACAACATTTAATTGTTAAAGTTTATGGTGAATTGCAAGTACCTCTTTTAGATTTTACTGTAGATGGTACTGATATTGTTTTCACTGAGCCTCCTAGAGCAAAATTGGATGCTGATGACACATCTTCCACTACTATAACATATATGAGTGGTTTTATTGAGAGTCCTATAGTACAAATTGATAATATATCAAATAGTTTCGGTGATGATAAGAGACAATTTACTATTACTAGGAACAATGAAAGATATGAACCAGTTATTGATGAATATGTTTATGCGATATATGATAATCAACTTTTAATACCAAAAGAAGAATTTTATATTGACCACGATCAATTTATATTTAAAAATCCACCTTTAAACGGTAGATATTTGGAATTATTTGCTGTTGAAGCACCAATTCCTTCATTTGGTGCTGATGCTGTAGGATATGCTCGTATTAATGATGATGGTCAGCTTACAAATATTTCTACAAGTATTAATGGTGGTAA